ATCTGAATAGTTAACTACTAGTTAATTAAAGAAAACATGGGGGTCGAGAGAAAATACTCTCTCGACCCCTATTCTTTTACCCTATATAAGGTAGGAAAAATATGTACAAATATAGATGCACATGTAGGCACAATCTGCTAGTCCATTATAATGGAACAGTGGAGGAGGTCAGGCCTAATCAGATTATTGAGAGTAACTCACAATTAGATTTGCCTTTTCTTCGGTGGATTAATCCGCCTGAGCCCCCTAAGAGAGGAAGACCAAAAAAAATAAAGGAGGAAATAATTTCTCCTGCACTAAAAAAGGAAAGCTTAAATGTCAACAAGAGGGAAACCAAAGATTAGATCATATGGGGATACGGGAGCAACCTATGGAGGTCAGCAAATTTCTGACTCCATTCCAAGAGGTGAGATAGATCACACAAATCTAAACAATAATACTCTACAAAATGTACAAGAGTTTGGTCCTTTTGAACAAACAATTAGAGATTATGTTTTAGCTAGATTAGGTCACCCTGTTGTTCGTGTTGAACTGACCCCATTTCAACTAAAGACCTGCATTGATGAGGCTGTAACAAAGTTGGAGTACCACGCTCCCTTCTGGACAAGAAACTTTGCTACTTTAGAGGCTTCGGCAAATGTAGGAATTTATGAGCTTCCCGATCACATAGCACAAAACTTAAGCTATGTTGTTTATAAAAAATCTCTGCTGGCTACAAACTTTCCTACAGAGTCTTTTGAGTCCGATGCTTTTATTTCTTTCTTTGCAGGATACCAAAGGCATTTCTACGCAAACATGGGTGAGTTTTACTTGTTGCAGCAGCACTTAGAATCTATGAGAAAAATTCTAAGTAATGATGGGTCGTGGGATGTTGTTAATGGAAATATGTTGCAGCTATATCCCACCCCTGGGACAGACCAGCCCGTTATTCTTGAGTACAGAGCTTTAGACTCCAACACTTTACACCCAGCATACCGAAACTGGATACAGAAATACGCTCTAGCCTTGGGTAAATTAACTCTAGGGGAAATCAGAAGTAAGTATAAGAGTTTGCCTTCCCCTGGTGGTGGCGCTATTCTCAATGGCACAGAATTAAAACAAGAAGGTCTTGCAGAGAGAGATAAACTAGAAGAAGTTTTACGAGGGTTAGAAGAGCCTCCTGTCTTCACAATGTTCTAAATGGATATAAACAAAAATTTTAAGGTCACAGTTAATCCTCATCTAGAGGTCTTTGATTTAGATGAGCAGGAAAGCGATCTAAACTTATTTGATCCAGAGAATCCTGATATAAATCTTTTTAATCTAGTAGACGATGAGATAATTAGATTATCTGGATCTAAATTATTATTTTATAAGTACAACAGGATAGAGGACTACGATGATGTATACATGGAGGCTAGAAATAAGCCAGTAAACTCAGAACCTATAGTAGTCCATGGGCACTACGAGCCTGCTGCTTTGCAAGAAAATCTAACTCAATTCGGTATTGAGCTAACAAATGATCAGATTTTCATATTTAATAAAAGCTACATTGAGCACAAGTTGGGTAGGCAGGTGATTCCTGGGGATGTCATCAAGCCACAATTCCAACAACAAAAATATGAGATTTTCCAGGTAGTAGAAGATAGCTTTGAAAGTTATGGCGTATATCATCTCGTGTGTAACGCTAAACTCCTACGCGACTCAGAGGATGTTCAAGACACACCTTTACTAGACACAAGCGATGAGCTTGGCGGTTACACCTCAACAAACTAAATGGTAAGAACAAGAGCAGGTAATGATGTAGGCATGACTGTCCTACCTCCAGAGTACAAGGACTTTGTTTACGAATCTATCAAGTCTGAGGACCTACCAAAAAAGCAAGGTAATGAATATTTCAACATAACGAGAAAAGTTCGTGAGCAGTTGAGTGCTGCTCAAAGAGACCCCTCTACTGTGTCAGAAATATATAAAGAAACCCTGCGTGCAATGCTGTCCTCCTTCTCTCAATTTTACTACATCAACTCTGAGAACGAGGCAAAAAAGGTAAAGTGCATATTCGCTAACCCAGAAAGACCCATAGCAAAACAGTTCCAAGAGAATAATATAATTCTTCCCATTATTTCAGTATCTCAGGTGTCTACAGAGGAGGACAATAAGCGTGTCAGGTATAAGACCTCGTTAGTTCATGAAAAATATTGGGACGAAGATAATCAGAGAGCCGTTAGAATTGTAAGCATTCCCTCCAAACCAGCAAAGTTTAAGTATGAGGTTAATCTTTGGTGCAAGTATAGAGCAGACTTGGATCAGCTTTTAGAACAAATTAGATTAGCATTCTCCCCAGATCTATTGCTAACCACAAAATATAGCAATAATACTAAAGCTTTTATTGAATCAGAAACTGATTTTGGAGACGATCAAGTTGACGATAAGCAGGATCGCTTGATAAAAAAATCACTAACAATTATGGTAGACACCTACATCCCAAGCCCAAAGTACCTGATGACAAGCACAGGCAAGGTTACCATGATTAAGACAGAGTTGTATATTGATGGGGCGGACTAGGGATTTAACAAAAAAAACTTCAAAAAGCTACACTTACAGGTGTAGATATAATAGAGGATTTTTACATGAAAGAAATTAAAAATACAAGTCTTCAAGGTAGGTTCGTCTTCTTAGCTACATCAGTAGGTTCAAAAGAAGTTTGGCTTGCCCCTGGAAAGGCTGTTGTTGTTCAAGAATCTTCAATAACCAATCAAGTAAGAAATTTAGCTTCTCGTAGATTATTAAAAATCTGCAATGCTTAGGAGATAATATATTATGGCAAAATTCGTAAGCCCAGGCGTTTATACAATAGAGCAGGACAGCTCAGACTTCACACCAGCGTTATCTACTGCAACAGTAGGTGTTGTTGGTTTTGCATCTAAGGGACCTGTTAACAAGGCAACCTTAATCACAAATCAAAACCAACTAATTGATACATTTGGTGAACCAAAAGAAACTCTTGCGGGTCAAGCCATTGAGGGTGCTTTAGAAATTCTAGAAGCAACCGATCAGCTTTACTTTGTCAGGGCAAATGGGGAAACAGCAGTAGAAGCTTCTGCTCTTGTTCAGGTTGGGTCTTGTCCTGCTGTTCAGTTCTCCTCTTTAGACATTGGAACAAAGAGAGACTTGTATCTAACTGTTCAAGTTTACGATCAGGACGGAAACGCTCAATATGATTCCCCAGGCAAAGAGTTTGATATCCTACAAAACACCATCACATCAGGTACAGCAGAAAGCTTACAGGCTGCTGCTTTAAGAAAAGTAATTGGGGGTGATCTACCATCTGATAATGTTGGTGTTTTCTGGGATACTACTGAGACTAACAGTGACACTAGCGGTTACTTGGTTGGTGCTTGGGCTGGCTCTGGAGCATACTTGCAAGTATCTGCCTACGGTGATAGTGCAAGAACTTTAGGCGTTTCTTGCATGGCACCTGTTTCCGCTAATGGTCTCACTGTAATGGCTACCCACGCAGAAAATGGTCATGATGCCATGGGAGAAACCGATACTGGTCAGAGTTGGCCTCATGCTAAGTGGGCTAACGCAAATGGTCCAGGACACTTCGGATTAGCTTCATCCCTAACGGTATATGGCTCAACAATCAATGCCAGTGGAACAGATGGCTCTGATCCTGGTTCTGAGACAGCGGCTAGTTCTTTAGCTTACTTGGTAGAGTCCTTGTATCCTGGAGCAGGCTACACCAGAGGAACAACTCTTGGTGGTAATACTAGTGGTGTTGAGATTGTTGTCGAAGAAAACGGAGTTGAAGGAAACCTTCTCTCGGTTTTTGATAGCGGGGTCGCAAGAGAATCTTACGCTGTTAACTTGATTAACAGTGGAGTCTTCATTGAGGATGTAATCAACACAGGCACAGCAGACCCTGTATCAAACTACATTCAAGGTAGATTGATGGAAGGTTCTGGTCGTGTTGATCCAACAGCCACTAAAGTTGCAAGTTTCGCCCAAAGATTCTGGACTTACTGGGACGCTGATAATGGCAACTTGACAACAGACCCAAGGGATTCTAAAACTAGCTCCAGAAGTTGGGCTGCAATTACACAAGGTAGAGGCTTGGATGATAATCTTGTTCAA